AACCAATCAAGTTGTCAAGAAATATTGGATGTGGTTTGTTTATGTGCTAGCTTTCTTTGCATGTGCTTACTTTTTGTATCCGGGATACTTCTATTTAGTGCCATCGGAATATGGCTGTGATTATGGCCTACAACCATATAATGGGTCAGTTTCTATGTTGAGATACATGTTGTGCCCCTTTCAATAAGGAACTGGACGTCTCAACTATGAGCGTACATCTGAGACTAGGCGGTGTACATACGAGGGAGATATTTATGAAACAGCTTCCACTTTAACTAAAGTTTGGTACTTTTGCCCTCATACTATAGTGGATTATGCTCATTGGTATTGGTATTACCTCTTTGTACAAATTTTCTTTTTCGGATTCTTTTACGTTCGCTACAGGTGAATTGCAAATGAAAATGTTCTCAGCTTCAGAGTGGCCTTTAATGTGTGAGGCTAAGAATACACACACTCCTTCAATACCAACACATTTCAGAGCAACTACTCTTATTAGACCATAAGGTAATCCAATAACTTCCAGCTTTGCTATGTTACTGCAGGCCATGACAATTATTATCCAAGCAGCTATTCTTCGTTTTTGAATAGTGATATTAATCTTAATTTCTGTGGCTACCACTATCATTAAACCCTTGATACTTTTGTATACTTACCTTTAATGCAATATGTGATTCAGAATACCATGAACCAACCACTTGCTCATACGCTTAAGGAGTATATTGCTAGATTGGTTAAAGTGTTTATAAGCCACCACCGATTACGCTGGGATGATTAGTGGCGTCTAGCCCAACTCATGATTAGGATTGTTTGGATGAGGAGAGATCTTATCAGTCAAGAAGACTCATTGCTATAAGATTAGTAGATGCAACCAAGTATAGCGCGATTGTTATCTTTAATAGATTATCATCTAACGAGATTCTATGCTATGCTTATGTCTCTTTATAGACTTGCTAAATACACATTATTTGTCGGCCTATTGCCTATAATACTCTTGGTGTTGACTGTGATTGTCATTGTGATTAAGGCTGCAGTCTTGCCTTATTTAGCCTATTTGTTTGAACGCTATTTCACTTTTTACATGGTTGACCCTGAATATTTTGTTTGGGACTTTAATGGTGATTAACCCAAAGAGGCATTGACTAACTTGATTAACTATATTGTCAGCCTAGTGCGCAATGAAGAAGATAGAGTTAATGCTGTCACGCTCTGCCATAACCTTATTACTAGACCGTATTATGGCACTATTGTTACATAGCCTAGGAAGACACAATTGCCCCTAGATTTTAGTTTATTGCAGTATCCATCTATAACTCAATAATCTTATGAGTAGATGAAGCTTAAAAATAGCAAGAGAAACCAGATAGCTAAGAAAAACTTGAGAACTTGCTAACTTTTCGGTCTAGGTCATACCCACCTTTTGTACTAGAGTGATCACAATAGTAGACACCATACTGTTTTGGCTCTTTAACGCCATTGTGCTAGGAACGATAACCCAATGTTGACCTAGAAATAGTACTAAAATCTTACGGACAATGTGTCTTGACTTTTTGAAGATATTAAGGTCAAGTGGCTTAGTTTTTACCAATGGAACCAACGTTGGCCCTAAGGAAAGCAGGCTAGTAATATCCGAGATTATGAGAACCTAAAGCAGAATGGTCTAACTGAACAAATGCTTTACACCAAATCTTTCATTAAGAATGAGAAGTAGGTTAAGAACAAAGTGAAATACCCAAGAATGATTCAAAGTAGGTCGGGTGAATACCAAACCTGCTGGGGGCCTTTCTTTGCTTCAGTTCAGCGTGCACTCAAGTTGAAATGGAAATTCAGAGATATAGACCATTTTCCAGTTACTTGAACCTGTGGTCTTTAAGCTGATGAGATTGGCCGCAAAGTTTACAATGCTTGCTAAGTTGGAAAGGGTAGTTATCAATATATTTTTATG